TTGCACGACCCCGGTTCAAAGCTCCAAAAATTGTGCGAGCAGTATTTGATGAAGAAGCCAGCGATTTAGTGGGAGACGGTGAGCAAGTTATTAAGATTGGTCGTGCCGTCGGTGCTCCAAAAGGCGCAGCTTCGACAACAATAGGTCCTGTATTTGAAGATATGGAGGAACCAGCAGCTGCATCAGCTGCTGCGCCAGCTCCTGCGCCAGCTCCTGCTCCAGCTCCTGCTCCAGCTCCTGCTCCTGCTCCTGCTCCTGCTCCTGCTGCACCTATAAGGAAACCAACTGCAGCTCCTCGTCCACGTCCAACAGCTGCAGCAGTAGCAGAAGAAAATGGAGAAAATGGGGAAGATGAATTTGAGATACCTGAAGGTACTGAGGCTGGGGCTGGGGCTGGGGCTGGGGCTGGGGCTGGGGCTGGGGCTGGAGCTGGAGCAGCAGCACCAGAAGAAAATAATAATGAATTGGTTTTTGAAAATCTACCACCTGAAGCTGGACCACAAGAATTAGTTGTCGCCAAAACCCGCCGTCGTATTGCCCTGGCTGGTGTTGCAGAAGCTCTTGACCAACGTGGTCGTGAAATTGACGCCATGATGGAACCGATAGGAGTAACACGAAAAGCCTATATTCCATCATCACGTCGTGCATTCCGTGAATTCATTATTTCAACCTATAAAGCATACGCACTTGAAAAACTACCCGATATTCCAGACCCCGATGCATGTGTAGGTTTAACAACAGGCGCAACTCGCGGCTTGCTTTACCAAAAATTTGTCCGCGATTTCATGCAGCGCCCCACTCCGTACCGCGGTGTTCTTGTCTACCATGGTCTGGGTAGCGGTAAAACATGTACATCAATTGCCCTCATGGATGCGCTTTTCCGCACTGCGCCCTCCAAGAAAATTTTTATTATGACACCCGCTGCTCTAAACCCCAACTTCCGTGATGAAATTATGAAATGCGGACCTGGTATATTCCGTTTGGCTAGCTATTGGGAACATATGAAATTAAGTTCATATCCAGCTGGATCTCCCGAATACAAAGCATTTATTGATTTAACGGATAAATTAGGTATTCCAAAGAACATTTTGCGTGAGCAAAATGGTGCATGGATCCCTGATCCTACAAAAGCATCCAACTTAAGTACACTTTCCCATGATCAACAAGCTGCAGTACGCACACAAATTAATAAAATCATGAACCACCGTATTCGTTTCATTCACTACAACAGTTTGAAAGCCAGTTTCTTGCGCGAACATTGGTTATGCAATCATATTTCAAACCCCGTCGCTTCCAAACGGTATCCCAATAAATTCGATGGCTCTACCGTCATTATTGATGAAGTCCATAACTTGATTCGTACCATCAATAACACAAATCTGGAATTTTTCATGAGAGATGAATCGCGTGAATTCAATCCAAACTACATTCCCAAACATTGTAGCGAACCTGGATTCAAGTATCCTGTAACATATATTTTGTATCGTCTGTTGTGTAATGCAGTTGGCTGTAAAATTGTAGCACTTTCGGCTACACCCATTATCAACTTCCCGCAAGAAGTGGGAGTACTCGCCAACTTGTTAGCTGGTGATGTTCGCCTTGCAACATTTTATATTGATGGTATTGATGAAGATGTGAAAAAACGAACTCTGCTATTCTTACAACAATTCCCCACGGTTGATTTTGCTGAAGTGAAACCGGATCCTGCTAGTGGAAAAACCCGTGTATGTATTTCACCTGTTCCATCCTTTGTTCGTAAAGTACTTGATGAAAAATCAGGTATGTTGCGTGGATTTATTCGCACTGCTGATTACGGAAAACGCGATGGCGAAAAAGATCGTGAACGAGATTATAAAGCCTGGTTTGATCATGTAAAAACTGCAGTTGCTGATGTTGCTACCGTCTCTGCAGTAGCTGTCAAATTCGAATCCTGTGGTCGATTACCTGAAATTCGCAACGTGTTTGAAAACTATTTTATTGACACTGCAACAATAGGATTGAAAGAAGAAAATAAGGGTAAGCTGATGGCGCGTTTATCAGGTCTTGTTTCCTATTACAAAGGTGGACGCCCAGAGTATATGGCGACAGTAGTCAAACCTCCTGTCGAAGCTGCAGCCGCAGCAGTAGGTGGGGCTGGCGCGGTGGCTCCGCCGAAAGACCATGAATTTATTGGCAATGAAAAGATTGAATATGTCCAAATGAGTCCGCATCAAATTGCAGTGTATTCAGCCATGCGCATTCCAGAAATTCAACGTGAACTAAAATCTGGAAAGAAAAAAAAGGGCAAAGCAGCCGGCGCAGGGCAGCTCGCAACGTATGCAGATGCAATGAAACAGATCAACTCAACATTTATGATTTTTTCACGTATTTCATGCAACTTTGTGTTTCCAGAAGGAATGCATCGTCCAGTACCTTCTGATACAGGTGATATCCGCGCAATGATTGGTGTTCCAAAAGCAGGTGAGGATGTCATAACTGGTGATATGGTTGTTGATAGAGAAGTCGCAGGAAAAGCCGCAATGGAAGGTGTTGAAAAGGAGGAAGCAGAAGGATTAATGGCGGCTGCACCTGCACTTGAAGGTGGCGATGAAGTTGCCGAAGAAGCCGAGGCTGCAGAAGAACTAGCAGCTGCACAAGACGCGGAAGCCAAAGCACCTCGTGGCGGCGCTGGCGATTATGCATCATCAATTGAAGCAGCCATCGCACACTTCCGTTCCAATCCTGCATTATTTAGCCGCGAAAACTTGCCCAAAATATCACCCAAATTCCAACGTATTATTGACAATATGGGCAAAGGAAATGGTGTCAAAGGTCCTGTATTACTTTATTCCAATTTTAAAACGTTGGAAGGCACAGGTCTGTTTGGAGTCGCTCTTGAAAACCAACTTGGATTTGTGAAACTGGAACTGGTTCGTAATCCGGATAAAACATGGTCCATTGCACCGCAAACAATGGCAAAAGGAACAGGCGCAGGAAAACTCCGTTATATTGCATATACAGGTGATGAATGGCGGGAAGCACGTCGTGTCATGTTGGATATTTTCAATGCAAAATGGAGTAAATTAACACCTGGATTAAAATCACAAGTTGATACAATGACTGGCGGCGCTGAACATAATCGTGATGGTGGAATAGTAAAAGTGTTTATGATCACCCAATCCGGCGCAGAAGGTATTTCACTCTCCAATGTCCGTCAAGTCCATCTCATGGAACCGTACTGGAACTATGTGCGTCTTGAACAAGTCAAAGGTCGCGCGATTCGTATTTGTTCGCATATGGATTTACCACCGGCTGAACGTAATGTTGAAGTATTCACATATTTGTCTGTGTTAGGTGACGCCCCTGTGGATCAAACAATTCAGATTCACGATGACAAGATGACATCGGATCAAATTATTTACCGTCTCATGTTGACAAAAAAGAAACTGGCTGATGATTTACAGGATGTTATGCAACGTTCCGCGGTGGATTGTGAATTAAACCACTTGGAACATGGTGTGTTGGGCAATTACTGCTTTGCCACGGAATTTACTGCCAAAAATGCAATGGATATGAACTTCCATCCCAAGATTGAGGAGGATATGAAGTAGAGCGGGTCCTATATCTGAGTCCCTAAGCGGCTCATAAAGGTCTAATATTTCCTACATTCTAAATGTAAGAAATATTGAAATTTTATTTAATTACACTTTTTCCCATGTATACACTTCCCATGGTCCACGTGCACCTCTATTGCATGCCATACTATAACTATCATCCGCACACAATTGATTACCTCTTCCGCCTTTTAAAACGAGTTTATTATTCCCTAAATTTTCAAACTCATATACTTCCCAAGGTCCGAGCCAATCTCTATTACAGATTACTCTACCACCCTCATCGGCACAATATTTACCGTCTCTTCCACCCATTAAAGCTATTTTATTATTTCCAAGATCTACAACTTTGAATTTTTCCCAAGGTCCGAGCCAATCTCTATTACAGATTACTCTACCGCCCTCGTCGGCACAATATTTATTAGCCCGCCCCCCTCGTAATGCAATGTTAGGGGGTAATTTTGGACATAGAACATCAGGATGTTTGTAAAAGTTAATTCCAAGGCAGTCTTTGGTAGCTTTTGCTTGTATTTCAGGGTTTGTTGATTTCATGGACGCATACAAATCTTTGAATTTCTTGGTTACACCTGCCCATGACAATCCTTGTAGTGAAGTCGCATTGTATTGCGAAGGGTGTGCAGCACCTGCTGGTTGGCAACCTGCTTGACGGAATTCACGTTGCAGACATGTCATTGGGAATGGACCCGTTTTAGCAGGTTCAAAATCGCAAATATCAAAACTGTCTGTTCCAGAAACCAGCCATTGTGCAGCTTGACGAGTTAATTTTGAATACCCTGCTGTCATGGAGTTATACAGATCTGAATACGCTTTACCTGCGCTTTCTTTATCAATTGCTCCAGATCCAAGAACTGCGTCTGGTATTGTCATTCCATTAGTTTGCAGTAATTCAAGTGCATATTTATCTAATTGATTTGGTCCTGTTCTACTGATCAGCATACGAAGAATACCGCCAGATTGATTATAACCCATGCCTTTGGCTAACGAAATCAAACATTCACGGGACAAAGTGCCTTTTGAATCTGGGTCACATACGGCTCGCGGTGCATCGGGAGCCGGTACATTCAAGCCTGCGCACTCAGCACTGTATGATCTGCCAGATTTATTTAAACATTCACCACTCGGTAAATAATTTCCGCCCAATGCTGCACATTCTGCAGGTGTATACAAACGTCTCGACCCATCAATAGATGGATAGCCGTAATTCCCACATTGAATACCATCGTCGGTAACTAATTCTGGGACAGGTGGTTTGTAACATTTATCAGAACTTTGAATTATTTTTTCACCACATGCGTCCCCTGATTCTGGATATTTTTCAGCTCCATTTCGTAAAATAGGAACTGCATAGCCACGTCGTTCACAAAATCCACAATTTCCTTGAATTCCTTCCAAATCCATTAAATCGCATGATTTAATTCGTTTACACATTTTGAAATCTTCCATTTCTGCAGCTTTGTCCAAATCCCAAACCCATTGACCATTCCCTGGTAAATTATCACGTACAAGCGGTTCTTGACGGGTCCCAACTGCACCAACGGAAGGAACAGATGGATCGGGAACATACCACCATCCACATTGTGTTGCTTTCACTCGTTCACGGGCGGGTAAATTACGTGGATGACGAGCCGGTTTACAGAATGTTGCGTCATAATCAAAATATTCCTTGTACGGATCGGGTGAGAAATAAGGCGTATAATCCTTATTTTCTGGAATTGTATTGTACAGATTATTGTCATTGATTGCTGCATTTAGTCCTGCCAGATTTACTCCATTATTTAAAAACGCCCCACGATTTAACAATTTATGGAAAAAATTAAATTGTTTATCAGCAAATGACTTTGAATCTTTAAAATCTCCAAATCCTTCAGCGCCACTAGGTCGGCGAATATATAATATTAAAATAAATCCAACCAAAAATATAGACAATATCCAGATCCACTGATTCATTCCTCTACTATGTTGCGTAAAATATTTCAAACATGTCAAGTTTATGTCCATGTTTGAAATTTGAGCTTAATTATGTATATTTATGCTAATCCAGGTAACATCTTCCATGATGCACGTTGTACATCGAGTACTTTGGATGTATCAACCGTTGTAATTGATACTTCAGCTGCGTTTTCACGCCGGGTTGACAAATAATAATTGGGGAAATTGGAAGATCGGAAGCTTATCATGGACGGATCACCGTTTAGAGCTGCAATGGGTTCGAACGACGAATCATCATTTTCAACACTTGAATTACCCAATCGATGTAACCAACAACGGAATCCTGCGTGGCTTAAGAAATGCTCAGGGAAATTTACAGATTCAAAGCTAAACATATTTGATTTTCCATTACGGGCTGGACGCAAGATCATTGTTGCATCATTTTTGAATAAACCATCCATAGATTGTGGTGACTTGCCACCTGTTCCAGATACCCAGAAAGCATATCCAGCATGGCGCATATACCGATCAAACGATGTTGCTGACAATAAACAAAAGCGTAGACCGTTTTTGAGTGTTGAAATAGGGAATACGGGTTTCGACATTGATTCATTAAAACTAATGTTTTGAGGTTGATACATATTTTTACCATCTTGTCCCAACCACTGCTGTGCTACAATTTGTTTACTTTCATTTAGTAATTGAACTGGAGCTGCCAATTGACGGAATGTACAGCAATCTGTGCGAGGATAATATACAACGCGACTTACACCCATCATAGAACCTAAATCGACCATCCAAAACTGCTTATCGGGTGTACTACAATCGTCGTGATATTCGCCTTCACCGTGTGTTTTGGGTCGTGCGTCCCCAGATACAGCTTTTTCGGGTGTACCTCCCCAACCTACAGAATTTGCAGATGTTGGTTTTCCACGCGCAACTTCACGATCCTTTAAGTCAAACACTTGGATTTGTGGGATTTGTATACAACTTTGTCCTGGATTCATGTTGTAAATTGCAGTTGCTAACACACGCACATAGCGAGCCCTCACAGAATCACACTCGTAGACTTTAGGAACATTATCAATACGGTTCACGCCGTAACATTGTTGTATAAATTCTTTGTGAATTGCGTTATTGGCATCACTTGGCGGTGTGTAGTTCGCGCGAACATGAATTTCATTGTACCAATTTTGGATTTTCACAATATCGCCTTTTGCGTTGGCTTCTGCAATAGCAGCTGCATTCGGTTTTCCATCTGCACCAATCGGTGCTTTTGAACCAGCCCGTTGACATGCTTGGAAGGGGTGGGCTTTGCGTTTATCAGGTGATCCTTCACCACTACGTAGACCACTGAAACGATCCCAAATGGATGTGTATGTATTACCCAGGGTTGTATTGCGTGTCGAATCTTCATATCCACGTTGACGGTCGTTACCTGTATTCAACCAAAGGTAATCTAAACATCCAACGTCCAGTGCACCTGTTTTTGGTACAAGGGTAAGCTTGCCACTTGCATCTTCAAAAATATCTTCACAAGGTGTTGCAATATCAAATCCAAACATTTTCTGGGCTGCTTCATTGACTTGTTTAATCTTGTCGTCACCCGATTTTCCAACACGACTGCCCGTTGAATCACGACCGGTTGTGGCAATCGAATACAAATTAGCTAAATATGTTGCTATTGCATCCATATCACCCAGTGAGAGAAGTTGTGTCAAGCCGCCGCCTTCTGTTGCTAATTTCCCACGTAATGGATCGCCGCCAGAACTGCGGAATAATGAATTCAAGCATTCAATACTGTATTTACCAGGTTCCTCCCCATTACGCAAGCACGGTGATGTGCGCATGAGTTTCATGGTTTCAGGTGTGCTGATGAGAGGACCCCGTGGCGCATAAGCTGCATCCTCTGCATAAAATGGATCCTTGAATACTCCAGGCACTTGAGCACCAAATGTTACAGATTGAGCTGTAGATTGATTACTCCAAATCCAGAATTGATTTTGGATCATAGCCCCTTTTGGACGCGGCGATAATATCATTGAACTCTTCAAAAATGTACCCAAGCGACGCAAAATACTAAATGTCATTGTACCGTCGGCTGCAACATTTGAAGGTCCAATTCCATTCACTTTCACAATGGATGGTTCAAAGGGAACCACACGTTTTCCATCGTCGCTTTCCCACTGCATAATTACACCACGGTTGTAAGGTGCTTGATAGTCTTCGCCGAATTCTGACCAGATTGGCGCTTTGTCTTCAGCAACTGGATTAAAAAATGCAACAACTTGTGAAAACAATTCCATATTAATAACTCGTTGCGGCGGTTTGACACCATAACACCATGATCCACCTTTTCCACCGTTCCATGAATTGGGTTGTGTACTGCAGTTATTAATACCTGAACCACCACATCCCCAAATTCCTCTTGTTCGTAAATCTGTGCTCATAGGGTATGCATTTGTTGAACTGGTGTTTCCACATGAACAAAGTTGCGCACCTTTTTGTTGTGATTGTTCCAATTCTTCCTTTGTAGCAATACGCGCACCGATACTTTCACATACTTGTGTACTTGTAGCAATTGTTTCTCTATATGAACCGTCAATGTGTTTATATTGGAACACTTCAGCCCGTCCACGGGGTCTATGCGGCACTTCTTCCAACACTTTAATTTTTAGTTCTTCGCCTTCGCCTATATTTCGAACAGGTACTAAAAATTCACTTCCCGATTTTTCAATTGTCATTGAGGCAAGGAGTTCATTATTTCTTGCGCGATTTACAGATATTTTAACGGTACCAACACCCGTTGGTGTAATTACACGTAAATTTGCGTTGAAGCGGCGTCCACGGGGTTCATAGACATACTTGTCCATATCGCCGTTAACGACTTGAGCACATTTAGCACGCGCAATATCTTTCATTGCACCATCAAACCCTCCTGCTTCACCGGCTTCGTGGCATTCCAGTCTATTTTTGGCTTTTTCACATGCATCCTGTGATACAAACAAGTACCCTGGTGGGCATTCACCGACTGTGGGTGTATACACAGCGGCTCCACGTCCCGCTTTTGATTCCGCTTCTTTACGATCTTCGGGAAGTACAAGTAAGCCACCTGAATGTTTGCCCGCAGTGTCCGGATTGGAAAATGCAGTACCGCCCTTTATACAGACGCCACACAGCTTATTATCGGGATTTCCTAGTATTGTACAACTACGTCCTTTAATTGCTTCACACTTCCTGGCTTGTCCTATAATTTCATTGGGTGGAGGCAAACTAATGTCAATTTGGCTCGGATTGACACCAAATCGGGAACCTGTTTCTGCATCGGGCTTTATTTCAGCGGTTGCCATTGCGGATTTAATTTCGCCTGTCACACGATCCAATACAGCGGGATCGTCACTGCGTGCAAAATTGGGGCGCAATACATCGTACTGGTCCGCCAAGGGATTGTATTTCTTCATGCTGTTTTGTATATATTCATCGCGCGACATGGTGTCGTAGCGGTCAATTCCACTGAATCCTTCTTTGTGTTTTGACTGCCCTGACTGCCCTAAACCTCGTATCATGAACACAATGATGACTGCTGCAGTCAGCAGCACCAGCGCAAATATGGCTGAATTGATCATGCTCCTCTAAGTGTAGAATGGAAATTCAAATTTCATAAATTTCCTGCAGTTCAAACATGAATCATTATGAATCTATGTTTGAAATAAATGATGCTAGGCGATCAGATTGACATTAGACGTTATCCGGACGAATATTCGATGCAGAATCGTAATCCCGTGTAATAACACGAAGGACAATGTGTGTCTGACGACTGGTATTTAGTAATGCTGCGCCTGTTTGATTCGGTTCTACAAGAGTATTATCAAGGTCCACTGCGAATGCAGCTTCAGCGGTTCCATCACTGCCGCCAAAATAACTTGCGACACGACCTGTGCTTCCTGATGTAGGATCATCAAACCGACTACGAATAATAATGACGTTGCAGTACCCGGCGTTATTGCGTCCATCGGTAATTACACCACCTGAATCTGGCGATACATAGGCTGTAGAAACCACAGAATGACCTTGTGCACGATTCACAAAATTGGCAAAATCACTGGCTGTAGCTGAAACAGTAGCTGGTGTGTATCCCTGCATTTGAATGACGTCGCCTTCACTCACAGCACTGTACGGGAAAAATTTAGATGTCTGGATAAATATATATGAGTTTTGGGGCGATGTTACATTATAGAGTGTACCCGTTGGAGCGCCAATAGATGTAACTGCATCACTCATACAAATACGTTTGAAGAACAGGACATCGCTGTCGCCTGACAATAATTCGCCATTGTGACGTTCCATACGAATTGTTAGACGCTGCAGAGTGGCTAGCGGAGCGGGTATGTACACTTTTTGTGTTTTCAAGAATTTTGGAATCATACCCACATATCCTGATTTAGTAAGTACGGGGGCTGGCGATGTTCCATTCACGGCTTGAGCCGTCAAATCGCTTGACCAGGTTGCATCATATTGTACAATTGCAAATGTATTGTCTTCTTCAGGTTTTGTACTGAAGCCATTATTATTCAACTCGGCTATTCGAACACCAACAAAAGGCAGTGAGAAAATATTCACAACACGAGTTGTATCATAAACAGTTGATGGTTCGCTTTGAACAACACGAACCAGCGGTGAGAACGCTTCCAATGGCAAAATAGCTTTTACAAATTCAATGCGTGAAATATTTCGGAATCTTTCTTGAAGCGCTGCATTGAAACTAAATCCATTCTTTTTAGTACCCGTGTTGAAATTGACACTGAAATTGTAGCGATTTTCGGCTGTATTACGTAACCAATCACGATCACTGGATGTCATAAAAATATTGTATTCTGTTTCCTGATATTTTTGAATACTTTCTTGTGGAATTATGTAATCTTGGGGTCGGGGAGCTAAGAGCGGAGGTGGATTATCGGCTTGCGGAGGAACAGGGCGGACGGCTGAAGGTATATCGTCTTTGATTTCAAGACGAACAGGTGCTGCAGATGGCGGTGCCATGGCTCGCGCTTGGTCTTCACGAGCTTTCTGCATACGTTGAACCAATAGAACAGGATCTTCTCCCGATTCCAATTCATTGGTCAAGCGAAAATCCGGTGTTGGAGGTGCAAAACTATTGGCGGGTTGTGTACGTTCACTCATAAGTGATTCAAATCGCGATCCTGTGTCTTCAAACAATCGGCTATAATCATCCGCTGCAGGTGTTGGAATTGGAGCCGAGGGCGGCTTGGAAAAAGCACCAATTGTTGTTGTTGTAGGACGTGCAGCGGCTTCCTGTTTCTTTAACCACAAGTCAATGGAAGCACTTGTAGACCGGACAACTTCTTGATTTAATTGAACGGGTGTAGCCCGTGATCCTAGCTCGCGAGCCACTTCAGTCATGTAGTGCTGGACTGTTTTTTGAAGACGACTATCCACACGTTCCGGTAATGCGCTCATACTTAATTTACTGGCATAATGATTGCGAAGGAACCCAACTATTTTTTGATAATTCGGTCCATTCAAAAATGAGTTCGGGGCAATATTGGGTCGTCCGGACATTTCTTATCTACTTAGCACAATGATTCGTGCTTTATGTGTTTACGTGCAAAGACGCGGGAGGGCTTTTTCCAGGGATTCGCGGCGCGGTTTTTCCTCAGCAAACAGAATATCACGGAACGAATTCATGGTGTCGTCGTCAATAACATGCTTACAAATATCAAGAAATGGCTTTTGACCACGCAGCAGGCAAATAATCACAAATAAGCAATACATTCCGCATTCTGAACCTCTGCGTTGATGCCGGATATCATTCCATTGAATAGTTTCACAACCTTGTTCCTTGCATCGTTTCAAAAATTTAATAATTTGTCGTGGTGGTTCGTATCCGTAAGAATCAAAATAATACGCTGCTTTGTTGGGAACATCGACAAATGCACATACCCAATGTGATCCAGGTTTATCGTGAGGATCCAAATTGAAAACAATCCCAATTTTCTTTTTTCCATTTGATAAATTTAATGAATTAATGTCCATTTTACATAATTCATCCATAACACATTTTCCTACCGACAATTCCTTATCAAAATCAATGGGTGTTGGACCAATAAATTCAAACGTAGGATCTGCTTCTTCATATTGTGCCATCACATCTTCAATATTGAAACTATCAAGCCATTCGCCTGGTTTTTTATCCCATTCTTTCGGTTTTTCTGGACGGAAATAAGAAAACAACGATTTTTGTTTGGACGCATCAGGTGTCTTTTTCACAATACAGAATTCAGTTCCACATTTTTGTTTCTGCATAACTTGCTTCATTTCCTTTATCAACGTGGGACGTTGTTTCCGTGTTGTACCTGCAGATTGTCCTAATGGAATTCGGTTCTTCCGGGATTGTGATTTATTCCACGCTGAAATGATTCGTCGTTGTGCATCTACCGGTAAACAAGACTCGCCTTCCCGACGATGAAGAGCCGGTGAACACTGAAATGTAGAATTTTTCGGTCCCGGTACAGGCATTTCCCTATATTAGATTGTGGAAAATTTTCTGTTGAATTAGCAAGATGAGCACGAGCAAGGATACTGCAGATAAACGTCAAGTTGATGATACATATTTTCGCAGATTATTTGTTCCCCTTGTTATTTCACTTTTAGTCATTGCAGGTATATTTGTCATAATTGCAGCCAAGCCCGGTACAGTTGTAGAATGGAGTAAAACGTCCACTGTTCTCGAAAACGCAATGAACGGTGGGCGCCGATTACTGCGCCGTCGTTAATTTTCACTTAATAAGAATAGAAATAGAGAGAATGGCAAACGATTGGGGGTACTATATTGCTCTAGCTGTGTGCGTTGTGCTAGCATCTACAACCATAGCAACCTACGCAACACTACTTCCCAAAGACTCTGCTCAAAACACTAAACTTCTAACGGTTGTCTCTGTATTCAGTTTTATAACAAGTATAACTGCATATTTCTTAGCCGTATATTATTTCAGTACAAATCCAAACTATTTAATTCAATTTGTACTTGCTGTTGTTATGTTGGTCATTCTTCCCGGTATGTTAATTTCAGCGAGTGTAAGTACAATTACAATCAGTAATTTACGCGATACACTTGCTGCGTCTGCATAAATTCGCTGTTTGCGCGCGCCGCCTAAACCGCACACATTCTTAGTAATATAAATCGTCGTAGTTTATATTACTATGGAACGTTTACAAATTCCATGGTTGTTTTTAGGTCCAGCTGGATCAGGGAAATTAACACAAGCCCGAAAATGGATTGAAGCAGCACATGGTGTGTCATTATCTCTTCCACTTGAAACACGTACATTTTCTGTTGGCGATGGATACGAAGCCCGTATTTTAGTTAGTCCGTATCATTTTGAAATTGATATTCCAAACTTATCCATGCAGGATAAGCAAATTATTGGAGAATTGCTTACCACTTTTTTCAGCAGTGGCGATGTATTCAGTAGTTTACGTACTGGAAATCGCAAACTAGTGATCTTGCGCCGAGCACACAGTTTGTCGCTGCCCGCGGCTATTCGTGTGCGATCCATTTTGCAGCAATTTATTCTTCCTCCCGAAGCCGGTGGAATGATTTGGGTGACAGCTCGTGAAATGACAGGATCGTTGGCTATATTGGAGGATGCATTTGTCCGATATCGTGTCCCGCGTCTAATGTTTGAAACATGGAAAATGGATCCTACCATTCCCACTATACTTCAAACAAAAGAAGCCTGGGATCGTTGTAATGGTCGAGTTCAACGTGTCAAAGATATATTGGAATTTTTCCCTGATGGGCGCATCCCGGCGTGGCCGCGACGCATTCAAGATTTCTACAATGAAATGATGGAAAATCTGATCAGCGCAGCCCTTGCTCCAAAAGCACCATCGCTGGATATTGTATACTGGATTCGGGGTCGCATTTATCAAGCACTTAGTTTATGTCAAAATGGACCCGATATTATTGATAGTTATGCAGCTGCTGTCCAGCATCATGTTGATTTATTGGAACCCGCTCTGTTTTGGAAAGCAATGAAAAGTCTTACACACGCTGAACCGCATACATCTTATCGTACCCCGCTTTCACTTGAAGCCGGATTACTGAATCTGTTTGAAATAATTCAAGCCAATAAAACACATAGTATTGAAAAACCTGCCCCAATAGCAAAGGCGCATGCAGCCGTTTCTCCCACCAATGAAGTACGATTCGACATGGGCGCTCCTTCGGTCATCAGTACTGAAGCAATCAACGTCGCAGTCGGAACCACTTCAAATACAAAATCTGGACGCCGCCGAGCTGCTCCTCGTAAAAAGAAAACTGGGGAGTGAAGATTGGAGTGGCGGGACAATTACCAAATTCATGACAGCCCCTGGAACACGGGCTTTGAATATAAAGTTGCCAAAATCTGGGGGATGCTTGATTTTATTTGCAGGGGCTGAGAGTAATATTGAGGCTGTTGCACGAAATGTTGATGGCATTTTAGCATGGATGGGTGTCCCTGCTAAATTTACGGTTCATTTGTGGCTCCAACACTGGGCACGCAAGATTCGTGCAGATGAGTGGCCAGGTAGATTATCCGTAAACGGTGGATTTGCAACACCAGGTATATCTGAAATTTTTGTGTATCGTGAAGAAGAATATGATCGTGTCATAATTCATGAAATTATTCACGCGATGAAATGGGATTGGAAAATGCCAGAAACACCAATGCCTTGCTGGGGTATTCAAGGACGCATGATGCCGCATTTATTCGAAGCATGGACTGAATTATACGCGGAATGGCTGTGGTGTGGCTGGCATAATGTGAACTGGGAAGTACAGATGCGTTGGCAACAACTTCAAGCCACACAAATTTTGGCTCGATACCAACGATCAAGACGTACATGGGACGAAGATACAAATATATTTGCGTACTATATTCTGAAAGCAGCCCTTGCACCTCATATTTCCTTTTTATGGACATTTGGAAACGGCAGTGTCGAATCTGAACGTGTTTATGTTCTTTGTAAACTTGTAAAAACGAACATGGATATATTAAATGAATTGGCAACTCGCACACTTCCTACTGATTTGTCGATGCGGATGACAATCAAGATTTGAATATAAAATCGCACGCATTAAATTCAATAACGGGGAGAATCGAAAGAATTGTTTGAAATGATTGTTTTGTTTCGTTTTCTAAATGCTCGGCGTATTTTAAAAAGTAATATTTTCGGATATGATTTCGTTCATGCGAAATGTGAATCAAATATTGGTCGGATGATTCTGCATACATGATGGATTCTTCAAATATATGAATATGGGTTGATATAGCAGGGTCTTGTATAAGCAGCCATAACGTGTCTTGCTCCCAGTATGTTCCGAGTTTGAAGTGTATTTTATAGGTCTGGTTTGCGACATCCATGACATGTTTCCATTCCACGGAATCGGATGATGGGTTAACATACTTGTACCAGTCTTTCAAAAATGTGCGTGTCCATTCTGTATTTTTACAAATGAAAAAAGCACAACATGGTAAATGTGGATGGTACGGGCTATTATTTGCAACAATGAAATCTTTTTCGGGCTGCAATTCAATTAATGATTCAATACGTTTATGAATGTTTTTAAATACACAGTCTGAATCTATACATACAACATAGTCATACTGATTTGTGTTGAGTATTAATGTAGCACTTGGTAGTTTCGCCCATGATGCATGACGCTGTTCACCGGTATTTGGATCTTTAGCAACAAATACATTATCTCCTAAGGGTTTGAAATAATAAAAACTGTATTTATGCCATATACAATATATTGCATTAATGTATGCTACAAGTGAATTATATTGACATGTTTCCTTGTTTGAGATAAGTGAACGATTGTCGCAAATAAAAACAGCTATTTTCATTTATCCCTACCGCAAGCGGTTAAAAAATGATGCGTCTTACAGCGCACTCTTTTATATGCAGACATTCGTCAAATAAAAATTTACATAAAATGGGTATTCGTAATTTACAACATTGGATTCGCTGGTCTGTACCTCAAACAGTTCATTCCCCTGATTGGTCGCGGTTTTCAGGAAAACTGATCGGTGTGGATATTCTAGGTTTTCTGTATCGTGCAAAAGCGTGTGGAGTTTATCCAATTGTATACACAGCCCGCATGATTGCAGCATGTAAACAGCTGAATATTACACTCGTTGTTGTCTTTGATGGAAAACCGCCATCCGAGAAGCAGAAAATACTGGAACAACGAACACTTGTTCGAAACGAGTCGCGAATTAAAAAATCACAGCTCTCTACAACCGCTGAATCTGAATTTGCTAAAAAAGAACTTGAAAAATACGAGTTAAATTCCACTTATTTCACGTCGGAAGAACGTGATCAAGTTAAACAATTTCTATATTCATGTGGTGTTCTGAGTCTAAATGCATCGGGTGAAGCCGATAATGTCCTGGCGTATTTTAGTCGTAAAGGCTGGATTTCAGCTGTTATGAGTAGTGATTTTGATCTACTGGCTCGCGGTGTGGAAAACCTTATTGTTCCTGATGGAAATGCAGTTCCAGGTGAACCCGAATGGAAGCAGTATACACTTTCAAGTATACTTCTGCATTCAGATATGAATTATACACAATTTGCTGAAATGTGTGTGCTAATGGGATCCGATTATACTGCTGGACTGCGATCCATTCCATTCAAAACTGCTTATTGGACTGTAAAACATTCAGGATCAATTGAATACACTCTTGCACGGTATAATATTCGTGACACAACACCGTTCGCACGCGCAAAACAAATTCTAATAGGCGTTTTGGATACAGAAGAAAATCTAATGAATCCAAAACAATGGGAAAAATGGCATAACCCGCATCCAATGGTTGAAGTTGATACATTAATGAAATTTGCAAATTTGTATTTTCCTGAACTAACCTATGATTCAAACATGATTCGTAATATTTTACTTCCCGGGAATACTTCCAGTTACAGCCTCTTCGATAATTTGTCCCAAAACACCAGCTCCTTGTGCAATTATACTGCCGCCAGCGCCTGAAGTACCCGATGTCCGCATAACCATCCAAAATGTTCCAATTGTTAGTACAAACAATATAAGAAACAGGATAGCCGATAAAAGTATATAGGGAAACACTCGATTAATAATATGACTCACAATTGGATCAAATAAGGACTGCATACGAGATTGATTCTCCGGTGTTCGAAGTACAGCAATTATCTTGTCCCCAACATGTGACGCCAAATCCATATTGGCTTCAGTGTACCGATCTCGTTCTTGGTTGTTCTGTGAGACGCCCGACATTTATTAATACACGCGGACTTTTTTTAAAACGTACATCGCACTTGATATCAGAAAATGTCCATGCCTGCTGCTGCCCCACCAACATCCGAATTTGGGATTCCTGAACGTCAACCCGACCAATGCTTTCTAGTGCCGTACCTACACCGCAATCAATTAAATACTCGGGTGAAGGTTACAACGGACGGCATCACACCGACACTTGAACATCAACCGCGATTCCAACAATATCAGTCTACGATACTTCAAAAATTAGTATCCAATCGTCAATTGTATAAATCACAGCCGACTCTGGAATCCTTACAATGTATGACACCTGCTTGGGGATTTATAAAAACAGGATCTGGTGAAATTCAACTTGCAAAAACAACAATTGTCCGTAATAATATCCCGGCGTCCCGATGGCCTTGTGTCGCTGATTTTGTGCTGAATGGATTAAAGATTTCCCGGTCTCTGATTCAACCGGTATTTGACCTTGTCTTTATTGAACCGCTGGAATCAGCTCATGTCATTGATTTTGATTGGGGTGTTGAGAATACTGGTGATGACTTGGAAGAAGTCTCCGATGTCGGTTTTATGGACAATGCTTCCGGTGCTGCATTGAAAATCAAAGATCCGGCTGTTATTGCTCGCGAGAAAGCTGAAGCTAAGGAACGTGTGCGAGCAGCTTACCGAGCGGCTGAATCTGCTCGTGCAGCAGCCGAGAACTTGGCATCCCAATTTTACTCTACACACGATGTTTCCGACAACGAGTCCGCTTTTAGTGAATGGGCTGACCTGGAATCAGAGGATGACAGCGACGACGGAGCATCCCGATAACGCGGGCTGTCCAAAAAAATTACTACTAACGAAAATAGATAAAGGAATATGTTGAACAAGCGTAACATGATCTTGGCTGTCCTCGTGCTAGTTCTGCTCGTAGGCGTTGTATATATGCTCGATAATACACTGTTTGGCTTGCTGCGCCGCAAAGAAGGTTTTACTACAAATAACGTAATTGAAACAAACGCTGCTGCATCCATGAATGGTGAAATGGCAGGTTCTTTCAATAACTCTGGCACCGATGATCGTAATGAAGTAATGTCCAATCCAAACATGGTTGGTGGCGGTGCACTCTCTCCCATGACAACTGGTGCTGAAGTCACAGAAGGTTTTGAATCACTGAACCCTTCCCCGATGCCCTTCCCTGCAGCCGAAAAGCCAGCCAATTGCTACCCTAAGAACCAACTGGCGCCCCAAGAACTGCTGCCCTCTGATCCTAACAGCAAATGGGCGCAAGTGAATCCCCAAAGCGCGGGTGATATCGCCGGCAAGAACTTTTTGAACGCTGGTTCACTCATTGGTGTCAACACAGTTGGTCAAAGCCTGCGCAATGCTTCTTGGGATCTGCGTTCCGAAGTACCTAACCCTCAAGTACAAGTGAGCCCTTGGATGGTCAGCACAATTTCACCAGATTTGGCGCGCAGACCTCTAGAAATAGCGTAAATCATATAGTAAAGTTTTTATACACTAAACTTTTATAGTACTTAAATTTTCAGAGAATGATCCCCCATTCCCTGAAAACCGTAAAAATATTAATCCATAATAATATATGAATACAAATATCTTGGATAGAGAAAAATACAAACAAATGATTCGTCCATTAAATACTGAAGATGATAAAGCAGATTGTTTCAAACATTTAACTTTTTCCAATAAACATTTATTGATTTGTCATAATACCTATACATCCGAACATATTAACATAATAATCGAAGAAAGTAACTATGTAATTTTGCATTATGTAGATACAATTGACAATATTGTTGGATTTGCATTAGTAAAAATATTAAAAAAGAATGTTCTTGATATTTTATTAGTTTGTGCTATTCACAATGAAGAACGACTTGGAAGTATGGTAGCATATTCTGTATATTCATTTGCATTATCCAAAAAATGTAAAAAGATTTATACAGCCCCGCGTACACACGAATTACGCAACACATTTATGAAATATGGATTCGAACATTTGCGAGGTGTACCAGATATTGATGAAGTACTAGTAAAACAATTAAATCCACAAATATTCACACCTGTTTCCAAAACCTTGAAAATCCACTCAACGAAACGATCACGACAAGCTCATAAATTCTGGTAAATGTTATTTATGCTTTTCCTGCACCTCCTACAGCTGCTACAGCCGACTTTTTGATAATCTGTCGTGCATCTACCCGCTCTGTCGGCGGAATATACTGGAGTCCCAGAAATTCGAAAATATCCTCTTCACGCATCATGAGCGGTGGTGCACGGCGTCCAGGTTCTGTTGCTGCAACACGATGTTCATTCAAAGTATATCCAATTGTGTGACAGTATCCCCGCATAGCCATATTGAATTTATCGGATCCAGTGAAATATAGAATTGCAAACGGGTATTCTTCAGGTGGAACAATCATCATATCCAGTCGCCGTGCAGGAAGATCTGGACGCAGACGAACATAACCCATCCACTTTTTATCGCCGCAAGCCAGTGTGTCAATAATATACCCAGCTCTTGTCATTGCCTTAATTGTACTTTTGAACGCATCCAGCGCATCATCGAGGTCATACCGTGGATTATACGAAAACAATACATCAATATCACCACTTGTTTCCGCTCCGCGACGATACGATCCTGATATCGTCCATTTCAGGCTCCGGCTGCTGCTCTTACCGCTACTCGACACAGATTCCGAAAGAAGTGCTTCATGCTCCACAATTTCTGCACGCGGAATTCGCAGACAACCATCTTCATAATACCTGAGTCCGATTTTTTGAGTAGCATTAAGCAGTCCTGGATTTCGAACAACTGCAGCACGAAGTTCAGCAATATCACGGATTCCGGTTTCAAGAAGTGCCCGTGCTTTTACAGCTCCAACTCCGTGAATTTTAAGGAGCACATCCATACTCTTTGATTCAGGTGCAGCAGAGGCTCGTTCTGCAGCGGCTAGACCCCCAGTCGTAATAATTTCAGCAATCTTCAGAGCAATTTTGGGTCCAATACCAGACACACCCTTCACATCTGCAATAGAACGAATTGGGTGTGTGAGCCCGCGCAAATTCGAAATGGCTTTATTGTACGCATTAACCTTGAATCGCGCACTAGGATCCGATGAACGCAGTTCATGAATACGCATAGTATCCAGTGCAGAAAGAATCGTAGGTTTGAAATCCATGTTGTATGAAAAGGTATGAAAAGAACAGGAAAGAATTATTGACACATATTCAAAACCCGGCAATAATTGGATTCAATTTTTCTCAAAGCTGAAATGAAATTTGCGTGTAGTTTAATGTAATATATTATAATTCTGTACATAGAGTACATAGAATGTACAGAATTGGATTTATTATAGATAACAAACATTTATTTTGTAATGGGTTAATGCAGAACGCATACTTTTTGTATAAAACATATTTGAATTTGGGAAACAAATGTACATTATTATCATACGATCCTTCATATAAATGTCTGAATGGATATGAATCTATTCCGGTGCAGACAATTTCAATACATCCTTCCGAATTTGATACATCCGCATACAATGTTTTGATTACAGTTGGAAGGGGAATTTCAAAGCCAATATATGAATCGTGTAAACGAACAAATACACTTGTAATTGGATTTGTTTGTGGAAATATTTTAGCTAATACTGTATCTGGTTTTATTAATTCGAATCCTGAACACTCGTCAAATCTAATTGGTAAAGATGCTCCTGTTGACAAAGTATGGCTTATTGAAGGACATCGATACATGAAAACCTTTATAGAATTAACTCGTGGCGTGTCAGTACAACTTGTACGTCATACATGGTCGTCTGAATTATTGGAAATCTTGTCAAAAAAACGAAATCATACATCATTGTTGTACAAACACGTCCCTTCATTGGCGTCAAAAGTTAATATTGTTATACTTGAGCCAAATATGGACTATGTAAAATCTGCAGTAGTCCCTTATTCGATTTGCGAATATGTAAATAAAATGAATAGTGAAATAATAAATCAAGTATTTATTTTTAATTGGAATGATACTTCGAAAACTGTACAACATTTAGCAAATACATTCGATGTTAGTAAAAAAACACGGTTTTTTAAAAGTTTATTCATAGATGAAATCCTAAACTTTTTTAATTCACAATCACATCCATTTATTGTTGTTTCGCATCAATTAAATAATCCATGGAATTATGTGTATTACGAAATGCTTCATTACGGTATACCGCTTGTCCACAATAGTCCAGATTTTAAACAACTTGGATATTATTATTCTGATTCTAATATTGAAGACGGTGCAGGAGCTGTTATGAATGCGATTCAATACCACACTAAACTGTATGAAATACAGAAACCAAAAATTGGGAAATTACTGGATTCTATGAATCCTTCCAACTCTGAATGTCAAACATATTGGAAAGAATTACTCGAGTCACTGCACAGCAAAGCGAGTTAACCAATCACATCAACAAGCCCCAGTTCAAGACATTCCGTAGCATTCAAATCCGTATCTGTGCGCAGCATTTCAGCTAGACGTTCGCGTGTAATACGTGTTTTATCCACATAATACCGTGTAATGTGTTCCATTAATTTTGTCAGATTTTCCTGTTCGACACGAACATCTGAATACCGTCCCCAAAATCCACTGCGAATTTCATGAATCATCATGAAACTGTTTGGAGTAATGAATCGCCGCTTACCGGCTAGTGAGATCAACGTCCCCGCGGAAGCAACATATCCACTTACAACTGTATGCACTGGAACACGGAGCGAACGGATTGTATCCACAACACTAAATGCTGCATGAACAAGCCCGCCATGTGTTGTAATTTGAAGAATAATTGGCTTTGGTTCAATCACAACATCGACCATTTTGGCTTTTGTTTTTTTCGCGTCGCCCTCAGCTAGTTTTACATCATCCATAATATCCATTTCGACTTGATGCAGCATACAATTGAGTTCATGGACGGTTTGATAAGTAATGCGATCACTGAAATAAATGGTATTTTCAATTCGGCGAATATTGGGTTTTTCCTTGTCGTGAAATGCGTTTGTTGCCGAGCCCGAGCGAGCGGCTGTGGCTGCACATGAATCGTATTCCATTCTTTATAGCTTGCTGTCTTGTCGTCAAAGACATATGAGTATGTCATTTTTTTATAAATCATGAATAGAGTACCGTCTGTTTCCAATTATAAGCACATCCCATCGGGATGTTCTGAATTGGAAACAGAAGGCAATGCCGTCGTAGTCCAACGTAAGCACACCCTAAAGGGGTGTGCTTATAATTGGCACTCGACGGTAGAATAGAATAGAAATGAGTGCCAATAATGAAGCACAGAGAGCAGGAGAAGTAGCTGCGAATAGACAAGCCCGGAATCGAAATTCAAGCGCAGCCATTGGTGCTGGCGCATTCGCAGCAGTCGCGAATGCAGAGAACAGCAACAACAACAACAACAACCACAACAACAACCACAACAAATAGTTTTAGGAGGTGCAGGCGCAGCTGAACCAGTATATGAAGCTCAACGCAACAATAATAGCTATAACTATAATGATTCAAATAATAACTATAACTATTATAATAGACCAAGTGGTCCAAACAGACACGGTGCTTATTGGAACGCCGAACAAGGTATATATTATGCTCCAGGTACTTGGGGTGGCGCATACCGTAAGAAAAGTACCAGCCGTCGTAGAAGCCGTAGGAAATACTAGACGTCGTCGCAATTCCCGATTAATATAACAATCCGAACCGTCGATTGTTTTTATAATCTAAGCACGTGGAGCCGGTCTAGGAGCAGCGGTCGGTATATGCAGTTGTGCTTGGGCTTGTGATTGTGGAGGAGCCGGTGTTTGCGGCATAGGCATCGGTGGGCGGTGAGGTCCCGTGGAAATCGCTGGATGTGATCCATAATGATGTTGGTGTCCATAGAAATCAGGAACCGGGCGCGACACAAAGATTGTGCCGGGATTTTGCGCCCATCCCCAACTCCAAGGAATCCATGTCGGTGTTTCCTTTTCTACAACAACGACGGGCTGAGCAACCGGTTTTGACAAGACCATGTATCCAACAATAGCAGATAAGATGAGTACTATGGTTCCCAAAAAGACATAACCAGCTTTCATGATTTTTCTATATAGACTCATCACAAAAAATTGTGCAGTTCATTCATATAAATTTCATTTCTTAAAAGAGAATATGAACGGAGCAGGTGTGTGTAGCAACTGCAAAGAACGCGGACATCACGCCGAGAAATGCCCTGAGCTATGGGCACCGCTGAAGGAAGGATTTTACACAGGTGGAGGAGGAGGTGACGGCGGCGGAAGCGACGACGATGACGAACATCTTGCTGCAGCAACAGGCGAGCACCAACAATATTATCGTGCTCTAAATAAGGATGATCGCACCAGACGATTCTTCATACACTTGGATATTCTTTCTAGCCCTAATTGCAGTGGCGTACACAGCCATGTACTTCAAGAGTTCCAAGTATCCAGTATCATTGACAAAATCAGATGTTGATGGCGAGTTTTATTTAGTGCGGAATCTGCCCGATAAAGTGGATGCTGCAAATCGTCTAGCTCGCGTGCGAGCCAAGATTCAGAGACTATGTAAATATCTTGAACAAACACATAAATCTAAACCGTTTGTGGCACAAATTATTCGGAATTTCGATGGATCGCCTTCCCGATTCAGTGAATCAACTCCCGACGCACAATACACTTCCTACAGTGTCAATAAAGGTGAAAAAATATACATGTGCTTACGTCAACGCAATGCATCCGAAGAGCTAGTGGATGAAAACATTATTCTTTTTGTCGCACTCCACGAAATGAGCCATGTAGGTACAGCCAGTCTTGGACATACACCTGAATTCTGGAATCATTTCTCATGGTTACTCAAACAAGCCGAGCATTTGAAAATTTATCATTACAAGGATTTTGCATCCCATCCCGTTGAATATTGCGGTGTACACATAACAGACTCGCCGACATACAAGGAACATGTCAAGGATGGATTGGAGTTGAAGAAATAATCGCGAACACGAATTGATTTGATCTACTGCTTGAAAGAAGATTGAATCAATAAGGACTACAACTTGGCATCGTACAGGCGTCGTACGACTTGGCGTCGTACGACTTGGCGTAAGGAATACAGAGATAGAATAAAAACATTGAATTGAATAAGAGAAAGCTATGGCTGCAGCAAGCATACTGAAACCATCCCGGATAGATTCACTGGGGCGTTTTGAAATTCGTATTGTAGAACATATATACGACGGTGAACCCAAACAGTTTTCAATTGCTGCATACCCATTTGAACGTGTCATTAGTATAAAACAACGTATTGCGCTCCATTACATACGCGAACGGGGTAATACTGTAGCGCATTTACCGGATTATATATTTGTTGCTCGAAAAACTGGTGATCTGTATACACCACTTGAATTTTCATGGAATATTGAAAATAATGGTCAACTCCACGATCCATTGGATGAAGAACATGCAGGTGTACCCGACAGCAGGCTTTATGACGCAGCAGACAATCGAATTGCTTCCAAATACACAACCGAACATTCTGGAATGTTGGTGGAAGATTGCGCACCTCTTGCTGAATTAGATACACTCCATATTTGGACTGTCCAAGCATTAACACAAGGCACTAGGATTGATCGTGAAACAGAAATTCCTTCCAATATTATGGAAGGGTATTTTAAACTTTATTTTCCTCGTATTTCAAAAATTGCTTTATTACAGGATTTTGAACGTGCTCCGTCAGCCTCTGAAATGGAAGATGTTGATGCAGCAAAGTACTACCATGCTGAATTGGACAAACGTTTAGTCAAGATTGAGTCTTTCATGTCAACAAAAATGGAACCCTGTACACTCAAACAATTACATCGTGTACGATTTATTTTGCCAGCAAAAAAAGGATTTACAAGCAGTGCAGATTTGGAATTGGCATTTTATGAATCCGTTGTTTCAGAAAATATTCCATTTATACGTTATTTTCCAGGAAATCAACGCACAGCGCCATTAATTAAATTAGCCGAATCGCCATCTACAAAACAACCAGTTATTGATCAAGCAACACTTTCCAAAATGTTGCGCGATATTCCAGAAATAAGTGGGGGCGATGAAACAACTAAATATGGAATCTTAATGTACAAAGTACCTATTTATGGATCCAATATTCCGGCTGAAACAATGTTGTCACTTTCTGTATTAGGCAATGATGGAACATCTGAACTTGTACTACATGCTCCGCGAAAAGATGCACCGCTAACATTTGAAGCTGCTCAAGCTTGCCTTGCTCGACTTCCCATATTTTTGGAATCAATTGGAATCAGCGCCGCTGATTTGAAACTTGTGGAACTCAATGCTTCCTACACGATCAATATTGGAAGTGATGATAAAAAACCCTCAATACATGATTTGAAACGCCGTATTGATGTGTTCCAATCTTTTTTGGCGCCTTCGCGTAAATTGGAAACACGTAACAACTTTACACTGCGATACAAAACTGTGAGCAATTATCTACGTGAAACGAATCCTATTTTTGATCATTTGTCCCTTGTAACTTACGATAAAGGTAAATCCGAAGCTCTCAAACCAGAGGAATATATTTTAGACTTAAAAACACATTTTGGTATTTCGCAAGCCTTTGCAGCTACATATTTAGCAGAATGGTCGGCTCGTCAAGCCCAACTCCAAGAAGAAGGTAAAGATATTGTGGAAACAGCAAATCCAGGTGCATTTATTGGTGTTCTATCTGATTATCATCCGTCGTATGATTTTATAGTATCCAATGTACAGTCGCTGCGGGATCTTGGACGAATACTGACTTGCATGAGTATTTTTGTATCTCATACAACTAGCGAGTTATCTGTTGGTGGGGATTCAGCGGATATGTCCGAGTTTGCTGCTGCGAATGCAGCTGTTGATGCTGCGGGTGTTCAAGATGAAGCCGAGCAAGCTGCAAAAGCCGCTGCTGCAGCCGAAGAAAGTGGCGCTGTTGCTGATGCTGATGCTGATGCTAACGAAAATTTTGGAGATATGAGCAATTTCATGACACAACTCGGATCGTTTGGAGACCTTGGAGTAAACATGACTGAAATACAGCAAGCTGTAGAAGAAGTTGAAGCGGAAAAAGCTGCTGAAAAAGCCGTAATGGCTGAAAAAGTGGCGGAAGCCGCTGCAGAAGCAGCAAAACCACCAGGTTCAAGTTCAAAAATCCAATATTCCAAAGATGAAATTGATTATATGAGCCGCCTTAAACAACGCAATTTAGCTATGTTTCAATACATACTACCACCGGAAAAGAAAAACCAAACATATGTCAAATCGTGTCAAAAAAATGCAGGACGGCAGCCAAACGTAATGTCGTTGCCGCAATACAAGCGAGCACGCGATCTTTACAAGGACAATATTACATGGGTGGAAGGTCCACTGGATGACACCGATGCTGAAGTAGTTATGGTTGCTTCGAAAGCGGTGGGCTCGCGGGCTATACCCACCGTTCCAGGAAATCCTAGACGTAAAGACATAGATGTTTTCAATCTAGAAAAGATGGCTTTGAAATTAGGGTTTCCATTAAAAGGCAATGAATCAATTAGTCAAACAAAGTCTGGAATGACAAAATTTACAGATGATCAGCGAGCAGAAATCCAAGAATTAATTAAAGTACAAGCTCAAAAACCATTATGGATCGTGTATCGTCTTGGAACAACTACCGACGAAGGTTTACATACCAATTACTACATGTGTGCTGAATATTGGTGCCTGCATGATAATTTACCTTTACTTACAAGTGTTATAAAAACTACGGGTAAATGTCCATTTTGCAGTGGTCGTCTAATTCAAAATGAGAATTCTCCTGGACTTGGTGAAACAGTCTTAGAACGCAGGGAAAACGGTGTTCATAAATTTATTGGATTTATGGGTGAAATGCGTCACCCAGATGCATATGCCCAGCCTTGCTGTTTTAAAACTCCAGACAGTGTATTACCTCCTCCTGGTGCTAGCAAAGTCTTTCCTCCACGTCAATTAGATTTACCTGAACAACAAGCAAGACCTGAGCCAGCAACTACAGTTCCCCCTGTGGTTAAGGGAACAGAAAAGGGGGTTGATGCAGTAGAAGGTGAAGGTGAAGGTGAAGGTGAAGATGGGGCAGGCGATGAGGATGAAGACATAACAGCCACAAAAACAGCTGCAGTTGGTGGTGATGTGTATCGCGACAAACCATTTACAGCCAAACGTGATAAAGTCAAGAAAAACGAATGGTTTATTCCCCATCAGAAAATTATTGGACGTACAATTGAAGGATGGGTTGGCATAACACCGAAATTCCGCGGCACAGTCAGTGTCCCGCCACAAACAGTCAATGCTTTATTACAACAAAATCCTGAAACATTCTTGACTGCAATTCGTGGGGTTCAAGCCAAGAGTCAAAACTCATACTTGGCTGTTCCTGGACGCGCCTTTGTGCGCTACGGTCTTGGTACAGATTTAAGTACGCCTGGTGATAATTTATTTTCTCTGATTGCTTTTGCTGAATATGCAGCCTCCTTTCTTCACGATGAAAATGCAAATGTAAGTATTCGTTCAAATCAATCAATTCTAGAACATCTTACATCTGAAAACACACTTCAACTGAAACGGTTGGTGAGTATTTTTGAACAAGCCAATTACGGAACATTATTACATGAATTCTCTGTACCTCAAACAGAATTGGAAGATGACCAAATAACTGATTTTGAAGCATGGTGGAAGAAAACATCAAGTCGGTATAATGACCCAGGTGATCGTACGTACGCAATCCAAACCTATTTAGCGTTCCAAAATTTTAAGGAATACATTAAAAATACAGCCATGAAAAAAGATTTGCGATATTTTACATCCTTTTTTACAACACCCAAAGTTCTAAGTCTGTCGTCACCTGGATTTATACCCATTGTCATTAATTATTACCGCAAAAATACGCCTGCAACAATTATGTGTCCAGAATTCGGTATTTCATTTTACCATCAAGATCCAGCGCACCGTCCGCCACTGATGTTTATTGTGCATGATGTGGAATCAGGTATATACGATCCTTTAGTATTGTATGAGGGTGTTAAAGGCGAATCAGGAGCTGAAGAGCAGCGGATCGTGGGACTCATACATCCATCTACACCTTCGTTTGCGCGTTTGTCACCCGATTTGCGGGCGTCCATTCAAGGATTTATTGACAAGTATTTTTCACCCTCTGGTGCAGGCGGCGGATGTGCGCGATCCGGTGACTACACACATCCATGGATGCCAGTTCGAAACACAGCCAATATTCCACGACTCAGTGAGTTACTTCAAGTCTTGGATTTAAAAGATCCCAGTAAAAAATCACGAGATAAGCATGTATTAACGGGTGATATACGTGCTGAAGCTCTGTTCCGTGATCACAGTAATCGTTTGATAGGAGTCGTTGTACGATGCTTGAATCGCGAAATAAAATATGTGCTTGTGCCTTGTATTGATGACGGGTATATTGCACTCGATTTGAAAAATGTACGCGGTAATTTATACGACCCGCATGCTACACTAAAATTACCGACATTTGAAGATATATTTTTTGTATTAACTGGAAAACAATCTAAAGTGGATAATACACGCATTGTTGGACACTTTCCAAAATACGACCCTGTGAAATTAATTATGAAATCGGAAACAGTCGAAGGGGGTGCAACTGCATACAAATATGTAGCTGTGGAGCTGGCGTGTGGAATTTGGATTCCTGCACAACCTGTGCGCAAAGGCGAAGTCAATGACTCGCGATTCAAGGAATTGGAAAAGAAAGCCTCGCTTACTTCACCCGCACACGAGATGCCATGGGATTTGAATGATGCAGTAGTTGGACCCAATGATCCAGATGCAGAATCGATTTCATACACATCCGAAGAAGAGTTGGATGAATCATATCAATTATTCCGTATAGCGTTTTCGGAATGGCTACGTACAAGTCGTCACGGCGAGACCGTGCGTGAGCAAATTGAATTATTGCGTCGTGCGCGTGCTCGATTACCATTGTATGAATTACAGAAACGCCTTGAAGTATTGATTTCCGCGGTTGTCAATCCCACCAATCCGGCTGAAACATGGTTCACAACACAAGAAGGTAAAGTATCACGCCCAATTTATAGACGCAATTGTTTGAAGCTAAAGCAAGGTGAATGTTCCGGTGGATGTATGTGGGTAACACAGGATATTGAAGCCGGCGGACGATGCTTAATTCATACTACAGCTACGGAGCGCTACATTCATCCTGTTGATACATTAATTGCTCGCTTGGTCGATGAATTATTGCGTACATTCAGTTTAGCCGAGGAAATCTTGGAGGCTCGTGTCCCTCGTTTACAGCCCATACAACAAGGCGCAATTGAACGTGAAGCGGGTACAATGATGTTTTCACTGACAGGTCGCGGCGATGATGATTTATTTGAACAATTGGGATATACTGGGCGTAAACCCACACAATTTACACGTGGATTGGTTTACCCCGAAGAAACGTCGCTACCCGGTGAATTTGCAGAAGGAGATATTCCTGGTGATATGCCTGGATCATGGGCAGCAGTCTTCCGCCATTTGACACTTGGTGAAGATATTACACGCAGTCCGATCTTGAAATTCCAAATTGTGTTTGGAGCCTTGGCTGGTATGTCATACGACAAATATGAAAAAGTAACAGGTCATGCAATAACTGGAACCGAAAGTGATTGGAATGAATTAGCACAAGTACGAAATATCCAAATTGTAATGACAAGTGTTGACCCATCACAGCAATTATTACGACCCTATAAACGCATAGGAAGTACTGAATCTACAAAATTTGTAGTATTGGATGTTGACCAAATTCCATTCCAAAATAAATCCACAGGTGCAATTGTATTTACATACTCTGAATTACCAACATTGATTCGCGCCTGGCTTGGAACAGAAGGTGTTGGTGCTGGTGCTGGTGCTGGTGCTGGTGCTGGTGCTGACGCTTCAGCACCTGAACATGCGGCTCCTGCTCCTGCACCTCGCAAAGGTGCAGCTCCTGCGCCTGGTCAGACTGCTAAACCTCTTAAAAAGACACGAGGAAAAACAACATACCCTGCTGGACTAACAGTGACAAACGGAGATTGTTTCTTTAGCGCCATTTACCGTGCTGCTAAAGAACGTGGGAAACCGGTTTTGGATGCAATAGCAAAATGTCTTGAAATCACTGCAGTAACGGAACCCAAATTTATTCAAGCATTCCGTAATAAATTGGGCGAGTATGTAGCTGCAGGTAATTTACCATCAGGTGAAGGTCTCGAAGGTCCAGAAAATACATACGATGCGTTTATAGAAATGATCAGAGATCCTGAACGATACAAAACCAGCATGACATCATATCCAACATGGTTTGGAAAAACATTTGGTCCCAAGGGCGAACGATTGGGTACACGTGAGGAATTTACAAAACGTTTAGCGGAACAAATACGTACTGGAGGCAATTGGGTCAGTGAAATTGAAGTAACAATTGTCAAGGAAATGTTGGAAGCATGTAATGTTGTGATACGCATTGTGAATAGTAATAAAATAAAAAATATTGGCGATTTACAAATGGAAAGTGATGGTAAACAGATTCTGAATTTATGGAATCAGGGGGAAAGCCATTATGTGTATTTTATAATGAAGAAAAAAGGTGCAGATGAGGAGGATGGAGGAATAGATGGGGGGCTAAACTCATAAACACATAGAATAAAGTAAAAATGTCTGAATCCGACACATGCGCGGTTTGTTTTGATACATTCAACAAATCAACCCGAGCAAAAACCAGTTGTCCTGGATGTACAGTTTCCATTTGTCGCACATGTTTACAAACATACGTGTTAGGGGATATTCGTGATGCTCCACCATGTGTCAATCCAGAATGTAGTCATGGAGGTTGGGATCGCGATTTTCTAGATACACAATTTACACGAACATTCCGACTTCAAACGTACAAAGAACATCGCGAAACGGTCTTGCGCGATCGTGAACGATCCCGTTTACCTGAAACACAGGACGATGCAGCAGCATTCCGCCACGCAAAACAAATATTTGATGTTGAAATTCAAAAAGCCAATGAAATTCAAAAACAGATTGCTGTTCTTGAACAAGAATTATACAGAATAACCAATCGAAATGCACAAGCCCGTGCAGTTATTGATAGTTTTGGACGTACGCGAATACAGGCTGGATCATTAGCCACAAAAAAAGAAGAAGCGGAACCAAAACGTCAGTTTATACGTGCATGTCCTGCTCCAGATTGTAAAGGATTTTTAAGCACAGCGTGGAAATGTGGATTGTGTGAAAAATGGACATGCCCTGAATGTCAAGATTTGATTGGAACATCCAAAGATTCTGAACATACCTGTGATCCTGACAAGGTTGCGTCAGCTCGTTTGATTGAACAGGAATCACGCCCGTGTCCGAAATGCGGCGCACGAATTTGTAAGATTGATGGATGTAATCAAATGTGGTGCACCGCATGTCATACAGGTTTTGATTGGCGAACAGGTACATTAGCAAAAGGTCCAATTCACAATCCACATTTTTTCCAATGGCTGCAACGGAATCCAGGCGGCGCAGGGGCAGGGGCATTAGGAGGTGCAGGCGGTCCTGCAAATATGATTGTCAATTGTGACCAGGACTTGGATCGTCGCGTCACGGAGAATTTGAATCCATACAGACATTTTGGTTATGGCTATGGTGCGCATAGAACACGGAGTCATGATACTGAACCTCCAACATCTGATACAAAGTATTTAGCGGAAGCCTGGCGAATGATGCGTGAATATGGCGATCCTGCATATGGACCTCAGGGTGTTTTGCGAGAAACGCAAGAACAATATCGCCGATTACGAGTGCGTTACTTGACGGGTGATATGAGTGACGATGAGTGGAGTATGGCTCTTCAACGAATTGAAAAGGATGAACTTCACGCCGAAGCGATTCAACAAGTCCGCGATTTGTACTCGAACGCCGCACGCGATTTGATTCGCGGTGTGCTTACACCTGGCGCGGATCGTGCTGCGGTTGCAAATCAAGTCAAACAATTGGTTGAATATGTCAATGAATCCTTTGCCAATATTTCCAAACGATTTGGACGAAAATCACATGCATTGGAAATCCGTTTGCTTAGCAGACATTAATCAATGATCAATTTAAACTATAATTTTCAATGAAATTCAATGAACTTGATTGGAAATCCGCGGAGCCAGTAAATCTGCAAAATCATTTAAAATCGCATTTTATGTGAATTCATTTGAATTCATTGGATTGAATTGGATTTGGAAAAATTCCCAATTCTGGAAGAGATCCCAAAAAATGAAAAAATCGCCAAAAAAAAGTTTGTCCAACTCGGACTTTCATGAGACCTCGCGTCCGGTGAAAATTGCAGATTTTTTCAGATTTTTCGGGACAACCCCATCCAAGAAAGGGACTATTCTAAACATAGGGGGGGATGATTTGATAAATTGGGGGATGCAAACTTCATTCAGAGGGGTCATGGGAAAGGGGGTGGTGTTTTGAAGCTATCTGGAACATCCCTGGAATATTCTGGAAAAAAATAAAAAATCGCCAAAAAAAAGTTTGCCCAACTTGGACTTTCATGAGGCCTCGCTCCTGGCTGAAAATGCAATTTTTTTTCAAGAATTTTTTGGGACTGGCTGGATCCCCTGGGGGCAAAGGGAAGGCTCAGGCTCTGCCTGAGCGGTTCTACTACTCACAATCATGAAGATGATCTGCAGATGTCGTAGCCGTGCCGGCTGCAATTGCAGTCCGCCGTGCAGCAAACATGGATTGAACTTCATCATCCATTCGATTCAACATAATCACACGAAATGATGAATTATTGGGATGCAGAACCACAAGTGCCATTTCGCTAACCTTTACATCATACAATTCCTCAAGGACGCATCTGTAAATATTCAGCTGAAGACTGTAATGCCAGTAATTTGTGTCTGGCAAATGTTGCAGCGGCGGCTTGCCGCTCTGGTACGGATTTTCGTATCGCATCTCCTTAGCCCGTTTCCAATCATAGATTGCGAGTGTGCCATCCGGTTTTTGGTAAACCATATCAATAGATCCAGCCAACTTAATATCCTCCTTGAATACCAGCCATTCAGTACGATAGGGAGTGAATCCATATTTCAGACGATGTTTCCGTTCATACGCCATGAAGTAATCCCATTCAGGACCAGGATTGGCTTCCCATTGATCACCTGCTAGATTACCAACAGGTTCAGCGTTGTTATAACGCTCAATATCCAAGTGCATCCGTGTTCCCGCTTCAGATGCTTCTTTGCCGCTGTCGCTCCATTGTTTCTTGATGGTTTCTGCGTTCATTCCATAATATTTACTTTTCGACCAATTTCGTGACGCCATCATTTTCGTAATGACTGCGTCAGGATCAAATGCTTCAAAGAAGCCGTGAATGAATTGTGTAGTGCTAATCCAGCCTTCACGGCTGCCATCAATGGTATATGTATGTGTTTCTTCATTGAATGAGATTCGTTCGTCGCGTGGGTGTGTATTGGTTACAGCCAGGCGTTGCCATGCCAGAGCGCCATCCGTAATTGACAGGGGCATGATGAATAATTGTTGGATGTACAGAAATTCAAAAAATAAGAGTGTCATTTTTTAACGTCTACTGCGCCTGGTGTTTCGGCGGCGGCGATGAATACGCCGACGGTTCGACCGACGACGTCTACTGCCACCCATTTGTGGGACTGCTGCTTCATCAATTGCAAATCCAAAGTTATCGGTTTCTAGGTAAATCTCTTTTGGTGTATCATCTGGATTGTACAATATGCGCACTCGGGAATTCACGGGAAATACACGATCGACCTCAAATCGTGTAAATGTTACTTTTACTGGAGTCAGCAATTTTCCAAATTGAACCGCTCCTCCAACATCTGGTATATTAATTTTTTCACTAATTGTTTCAACGTCACCTGGAACTTGTAGAGTTGAAGGGTCAAATACTAAATTATTATAAAACGGTATGTCTGGATCCAACATGACCATATATTCTGGATTATACGCAAGATTTACGGAAAACACAGGCATTCTATAAATACTTTTTTTATAATAATTTAGGCATTTAAGAATTTGACGGTCATAAGTAGAGATAGGATTTAGAAATCAAAATGTCGGATTCAGATGTGAAACAAGTTACTGTTGCGCTAACACATCCTGATGAATTGAACCCCCGGCGTCGTAGACGCACTCGTAAGTTCAAAGACGACGTAGAATCGCAGGACGGAGGTGCAGCTCCAGTTGGCGCGGTTGACATTCAAGGAACCAATCCGGAACACACAGTTACTATACAAAAGGAGTTAGATGTTCATACTACTACTGTATCATCTACACCAGGAGCTGTTCCTGTGCCAAGTTCTACACAGGTACAAAGTGTAACTCCAGTACTACCAACACCGTCATTGGCTGCTGTGTCGATGGTCGGGGGAGCCGCACTGCAGCCCGGGGCGGTCCATATACGGGATAAAAAAAATACGCGCACACCGGGCGTTCCGGGACCCCAAGCGGGCGGCGAATTAAACGCACCAAACGCACCAAACGCACCCAAAATTATTATGCACAAAAAACGAATCACCAATGCACCCGTTGCACAGACGCTGAAAAAACCGAAATTCGTTGTTTCTGCACCGGTGCCCTCGCGCGCGATCACAAAAATGCCCCCATTAGCCGCCCCCAAAAACGACAAAGTTTCAGGGGGGGTGGGTGAAGAAGGAACGAATTTAAAACCCCATAATGGGGGCGGTGCAGCACGCCGACGTAAATTTACAGAGCGTCGTATTAAAATAGAGGTAAAGCCTACCGTAAAAACTCGAAAGTCACGGAAAGTACTTAAAGATCGTATAGACGGTATGCCAATACAAGTCATACGTAGGCTTCTTATAAAGAAAGGTCTACTAAAACCGAAGGCTACAGTACCCCCAGAACCCATGATGCGATCCATGCTGCAGGATTACTATTTGCTGAAGCAAAGTGAATAAGCGCGTTAAAATCATAAATTTATTTTTGAATGAATATGGGGTGGTGGTGACGGACTTGGGACGCACCCGGTGCGGTATTTTTGTAAAAACAATCAATCCGGTATAGAATGGAAGACAAGATGCCGGAGTGGTTAACGGGTGTCCTTGCTACATCTTTGTAAGCAACTCAGGACATGGGCTTTGCCCGCCGAGGTTCAAACCCTCGTCTTGTCGAATCTGCCACGATTTATCAGTCGTTGGTTATGATCTATGTTTCATACATCATAATCACTGCCTCTGCCTCTGCGTCATTTACTTCAAATTTACGCGATCCATCTAAACTTGTACCGTGTATATAAAAGTAAGAACGATTACGTCGTCTTTTACACGCAACATCCGACCATGCCACCCAAATCTGCAAAATCCAAAAAAGCAGCAAAGACAGTTGAAGCCATTGGTGGCGCAGGTGGTCTGGCAACTGTAGCCAATTCAGCGGTGCGAGCAATGGAGCAACTGTATTTCAAACATTATGATCAAAATGTTGCAAAATTTGGTGCTAAAACTGCTATTCTACTCCAAGTCGGTAAATTCTTTGAAATCTATGATCAGGTTCAAGTTGCAACGGGTGTTTCACGAACAAATGTCCAGACACTGGCTGAATTATGCGGATGTTCAGTTGATCCAAAACCCAACAGCGACCCCACGTATCATCGTTTGTTTTGGGGATTTCCAATTAGCTCATTGTCCAAGTACGAACGTATACTTGTCAGCGCAGGATATACGGTTGTGGTTGTTGTCCAAGCAAAAGATGCAACTGGTGATGTGACGGAACGAGTACTGGATCATATTAGTAGTCCTGGAACGTACATGGAAGGCAGTTTGCCCGTGCGCCGTGAAGAACAATGTATGTTGGGTGTGTATATTGAGCCATACACTGACACTTCGACACGTCAACAAC